ACCGTCAACTGTGACGCGATGTGTCGACCAGCGTTCCACCGTACCGTCGCTCAGCGTGCACGCAAACAGCAACAACGGCGTGTCGAGGACTGTCTGCTTCTTGAGTTCGTGAATCGTGCTCATTATTCGCTCACCAGTCTGCTTGTCAGGCTCACCGCCAAGCTATTTCTATTGGGGCCGGTATGCGTCGCGCGCAGTCCCGTGCCCGAAAATCGTGTTTCGGAATAAACGCCACCGCGCCCGTACGAGAGCTTGTATGACGATGGCGCCAGTTGCAATTCCGCCTGTGGGCAGCGCATCTGCAGCGTGCCGCCGGACGGAACTCCCACTGCCACCGTAAGGTTGCCGCCAGCGCCCGTTTCGCTAGCCACCCAATAGCGGTGCCACAGGCCGCTTAGCTCGACACCACGCGTTGTACCGGCCGCGTTCAGTGTTGCCGCCATGCCGTTCTGGCCCTTCAGCTCGCAACTGAATACGCAAAGCGCTGTGGGCGGCAGCGTCAGGGTCTGTGCAACGCGGCACTCCGCGGCCTCCGCGTTTATCAGTGTGGATTCGCTGAGTCCGGTCGTTGTACTGACCTGCGCGGTTACTGTCAAGCCGCTCTTGGACCACACGTCATTGGTTGGATCTTCACTCCAGCGCAGCAGGTTGGCCAGCGGATCACAGAAGACGAAGCTCTCTAGTCCGCCGCGCGTCGTCGTGAAGAAGCTTTCGAACGCCTTCAATTCCGCGTCACTGATCTCGGCGTATTCAAGGCTCCACTCCACCTGTGCCGGCCGGCCGGTCAATCCGTGCTGCTCGTAACCACCCGGCGTGGTGGTCAGCAACACGTCGTGCGCCGTGCGGCGCACAATCGGGTATTGCGTCGCCGCGCCACTCGATAAAGAAGGGTAGTACAGCATGGCTAATCTGCTCCTTCAGCAATCGTTACGCTGGTCTGGCAGCGTCCCTCGGCAAGTGCGCGCACCGTTTGCTCAGGGTTCTCAAGCACACAGCTTGCGTATGCCGCGCCACTCCACGGATCGGTGAACGTGAAAGTCTCCAATGTCTCCAGGTGTGACTGCACGAAAGCTTCCACCACTGCCGCTTCGCCCTCATCGAGCATCGTCAGATCCACTACCCATCGCCGCCGCGGGCGCTTCAGCGTATAGCGCTGTTCGGTGCCGTCCAGAAATGGCAGCACGCGTGTTGTGCTGGTCAACTCACGCGTCAACGGATACTGCGCCTGCACGCCAGTCTTCAGTTTCGGAAAGTCGGCCATGGCTAAAGCTCTCCAATCACGGTGCCCAGCCCGTCCGACTCAAGCAGTGCGCGCTTCACTGCCTGCGCAATCTCCGGTGTGCGATCCAGGAACGACTGTGTGTCGATGGCCTGGATGTTGACGACGACGCTCGCTGTGTTCGAGCCTGTGCTCGACGTACTTCGCGCCTGACCTTGCGCATCGCGGTCCACCGTCTCCACTGTCCCTGTCGCCCCTGCGATGCCCAACTTGTAGTCGATCGAGTCCGGCAGTGTCGCCTTCTCCAACGTTTTGCTGCTGGTCGAGTCGCCCCCCCCGAACAGGCTCCACAGCGCGCCGAGAATCGGGTTGACGTACGAAATCGCTTCACTCGTCGTCGACCGGCCGCTGAGTACACCGGCAACGCTGGTTCCACTTCCGATGCTGGCCAGTGCTTCGCTTGCCGCTGAAGTAGCGGCCTGCTGTGTGGACCCATTCGCCGATTGCGTGGTTTTCAACAGTTCTGCCACTTGCTCGGAAGCGTACGCCGAGTCTGCGCTGCCTGCCGTTGCTGTGCGGACAGCCTTTTCCAGAAGCTGCATCACATCGTTTTCAGAGTTCGTCATTGCTTGCTTTCTCCCATTCGCGTTCGAGCACGGCTAGTGCGTCCACGTCGCGCGCGCTCAGTTCGCCGGCCGTTAACGCACGTGTCACGCGCCATGCTGCAAACATTTCCAGCCATGCCAGACTGCTGGCTGTAATGGCGGAGCGCGGGCATTCGCTGCTGGCAATGCCCGCACGCGCCCACACAACTTGCTGCGTGTCACCGCCGTGGCCCAACCATCCGCAGCCTCGTTTCTTTTCCAGCCTGTGCCGCCTGCAATCCTCGCACCGCCACCCGGCTGGATTCGACCGATGGAAATGGAGGGCGAGGATCAGTTTTTTCGTTCGTCTTCGCTCAACTGGCATGTCGCCCGCACGGCTGCTGCAATCTCGCGGGCCAGCCGCTCGGGACCGTGTTCAATGAGCGCTACTACGTCGGCCCGCGCGCCGTCGATCTCAAGGTTCTCGATCTCCACAAGACCCCACTCGATGTAGACCCGGTCGATCGCGCACTCAAGTTCTGCGGTCGCCACGCGGTCGGCCAGTGATGTGCCGGCCGCGTGGCATTCCAGTTCGGCGATGAGCGCGCCGACGCGCCGTGCAATCTCCGCCCGGCGCGCTAGCGAGACTCGTGCAATCGCATAGCGCACCTCCGGCAGATATTTTGATGCGTGCCACTCGCTGCTCGCGTAGCATACCGTCTTACCCAAAGGCGACATAGATCTCGTCCTCCTCTGAGCCCACTGCCACCGAGCCGGACAATCGCCAGCGCAGCCGCTCTTCGTCGTCGAGAAGCTCCGGTACCGCCGGGATGAAGCTCGGTAGGTACACTGCGCACATCGATCCGGCCGACTCGCCCATCTGCAGCAGCAGCGGAATTGGATTGCCGAATCGTGCTGCCTGGTAAATTTCGTCGTACAGCGCTGCGTCGCGCCCGTAGAGCTCCAGGTCGGCTGTTACCTCACGATTGCCCGCCACTAGACAACGTGGCTCCAGTGAGCCGAGGTCTTTGCGCCGGAAGTCGATGTTGTTTGTGACCTTGATCGTTGCGTCGGCCAGCGTGTAGAGCTGCCCTGGTCCGGTGCCAATCCAGGCTTGGCCGAGATGTCCCGGTATTGGGCTGTCGGTCAGCGTGTCGTATGCGGGTTCGCTGGGGAATGCATCGAGTCCGCCCTGGCCGCTGGCGAAACTCTTGTTGTCGATGATGTCGGCCGCCTGTCCCTCGAACTGCAACTCATGGAAGTCGCCGCACAGGTGCAGGCTGAAGTCATTCACCGCCGCGCCACGCAAAATGCGTTGCACTGCCGCTTCGGGCGTCCAGTAGTCGTGTATGCTGGCGCTTCCAAGCTCCTTTGCCGGACCGTACGTCACTGCGCCCCCGGCCGTAGTTCCGCCGGTAAGCGTTGTCGTGAGCGGGGCACAGATACCCACTTCCGTGGGACTGGCCACGGTGTTGACGAAACGCAGATCGTTGCCGATCGTCAAGGCGCTGCCGGTCAACAGTCCGTGATCTCCCGCGAACGTCACTGCCGTGCCGTTCACTGCTGAAATAGTCTGGCCACCACCAAATGTCTGCGGATTGCCGCCTAGTGCGGCCTCGACCAATGCGCCGTAGCGCGGCGCCTCGCTGCCGGTCTCTCGCCCGTAGACATAGGTCTTCAACTTGAAGGTTGTTGTCTTCTTCAGTGTTCCGGCCAGACCCTGATAGGTGCGCGTACCCAGCTTGTCCTTGCGCACCGGCCGTTCGGTCTCCTGCACCGACCGCAGGTACACCGCGTTGAAGCGTTGCGCCGCCGAGACGCTGGCCACGTTGCCGTAGCTCGCTTCTAATGCCGCGTAATAGCGGTTATTTCGTGACGATATGTAACATGCCATCGCTCTTTCCCCGTCTATCCTCTGTTCACCATCACCGTGCAGGTGATCTTCGCGCTCTGCAGGAAATTCAAGCCGCCCTTCTTGACGGCGTCGACCTGCGCCTCGTACTCGTTGCTCAGATACAATCCGCTGGCAATGCAGCCGGCGTTGCTCTCCACCACGTTGCGCACGCTGTCCATGTACAGCAGCAATTGTTCTGTGATCCCTTCCAGTCGGTCCTGCGAAACGCGAATCTCGACGGCCAGCTGAACGCTTCCCGCAAAGGGCCGCAGCCTCTCGCTCGGCCGGCTCTCGATCTTCTCGCAGTAAACATGCACCACCGGGTACTTCGTTGCCCCGGCTTTCTCTTGCAACTCAGCCGGCGTGCGCGTGAAGTGCAACGTCGCGGGAGCTTGCAGTTCCTCTTTCCCGTAGGCGCTGCGAAGCTCCTCCACGGCTGCGTTCAGCCCGCTTGAGCTTGATCCCATTAGGGCCAGCAGCGCTTCCACCGCTTCATTTGTTGTGAAGGTCATTGCCGTCAGCCCCTCCGCCGGTTGGTGCGCCGGACGATGATGTCCGCTGCCTGCCCTGTGGATGGTGGCGCGCCCGGCGTCAACGTGCCCGTGCTCAGGACCCACGCAGCGTTCACCGCCAGTGGCGTGGCGTTTTGCCGTGCCATCTCGTCTTCCGCCGTACCGGCAAACACGTTCCAATACGCAATGCCGTCTGTTGCGTAGGGCAGGGCAACGCTGAGGGAGTGTGGCACCGCGGAGCTGGCTACTTGCACTGGGCTCGGAGCGCTCTCCCGTCCGGTTGCGTCCAGTACGGTCGCCTGCACCCAGTAGGTTGACGCCGCCAGTGTGCCGTCGCCGATTGTGACGGTCACGCTTTGCGGCCGGTTCACCGGGTTGAGCACCAGTTCGATGCCACACTCGAACGCCCGCCGTTGTTCGTCTGCCGCCAGCTTCTGGTAGTGCTTCCAGCGTTCGCCGTAGCGGTCGTTCAACTGGCTGAAGTAGGCATCGCGGTAGATCGCCTCAAGCGTCTTCAGCGTGTGCCAGCGCCGCAACGCCAGACTCACCCGCACCTGCTCCAGCCGCCCACGGTCTTCGCATCGCAGAAAATCCTCGATCTCTTCGGCAATTTCGGCCAACGCCACATCCAGCTTCGAGTTCACGTCGATACTCTCGCCGCTGGCCACGCCCAGCACGCCCGAATCGTAGGCCTTCAGGTCTTCAATCTGACTGACACTTCCATCTACCAGCAATGCCATTGTCGTTTCTCCTCTAGCCCTGCTTGGGCTGGCTCTCCGTCAGGATTTCGCGCAGCGGATCCGTCACCAGGCGGATTTGCAGCCGGCTGGCTAGCCGCTCTTTCTCAACGGCTGCCCGCCGCTCGTCCTGCTGTTTCCCGTAGGCTTCAATCTCCGCCGGGTTCGACAAGCGGGCGCGGCCTTCGAGAATCAACTTGCAGGCCGGACGTCTCGTCGTCTCGGTCACCTGTCCAGCCTTGCCGCCGTCCGGCGTATCCAGGCTGGTCACGAACACGTCTTCGGCCTCAATCGTCGATTCCAGTTCGCGCAATTCACGGTAATAACGTCGAATATCCATTTGCCTCGACTCCTTTTTGCTTCCACAAATGCGGCGGGGCGGGCCCCTGCGGACCCGCCCCGTCCTTCTTCGGTCGCCTCGCTGGTTAGCTCAGCACCTGCACGCCAAACGAATTACGCAGAACGCCCACGCCGTACAGAATGTCCACCGTGAACTGTTGCGCCAGCGTGTCGGGCTGATAGCTCATCACCACGCGCATCCCGAAGTTGCCCAACTCGGCATACTCGGCCACTGCGCCCGTGCCCGGCAGCGGCTTCGGCAGACGGCGGATGGCCAGCCCGATGGCGTCCTTGGCGAACGCCATGTTGTGCGTGGTCACCGTCGTCGACCCGGTCGTCGGCACAAACTGGCTGCGGAAGACGTAGAAGTCTTTCAGCCGCCCGATCGTGCCGTCTACCAGCGCCCGCAGGCCCGCGTCGCCGCAGGTGCGGTACTCGCTGAAGCGCGTGATCTGGCGCAACTGCGAGTAGGCGTCCGAACTCACCACCAGGTATTTGTGATCGGTCGCTGGCACCTTCGCCTTGAACAGCGCCGTTTCGGCCGAGTCCACCACCGACTCGGTCAACGGCGTCGCCGCCGCGCCCAGCGCCGCGTTCGCCGTGAACGACGCGTACGTGTTCAGCAGGTCCGTCTCTACCTTCTCGGCCAGCGCAATCATCGCCGGTTGCATGTAGAGCTTCAGCAGATCCGGCACCGCGATCACCTTTGTCACGTCCGGAATCTGGAACGTGGCTTCGGCGTGCGTGCTCAGCACAATCTGAGCGTTCGTCAGGCTCGGATTCTGCGTCGTCACTGAGCCGCCCTCGGCAATGTTATTGGCCGACATCGTCGGCGGAATCGGCACGTTCACCGTGTCGCCGGCCTGCGCTAGCGTCGGCTCAAAGTCCCGGTTGACGAGATTGCCCATCACCAGATGACCCATCAAGGCCGGCAGCGCATCCACCGCCACCAGCTTCACAATCGCATTCGCCAGGTTGGATGAAGTGATTGCTGACATTCTGTGTTTCCTCTTTCTCCCTTTCGACCCAAGTTCCTGCGCGGTGGCTTTTACCCGCGCGCTACTCGCCCCTCAGATTGCGCAACAGCGCATGAGAGACTTCGTCACGGACCCGTTCCAACTCCTCCAGGCTCATGCCCGGTTGGATCCGCTCCAAATCGCCTGCCAGGGCGCCGCGCGAGCCCTTCGGCCCGCTCGTGGCGCCCGATCCGCCCGCGATCCTCGCCGGCAGAAATTCGGGATTCTCTTGTACGAACGTCGCCAGGAACTCCCGTGCCGGCTGTTCGCCCTCGCCCGTTCGGGCCACCAGGCTTCCGTCGTCCGAGCGCACAATCTCGTCCTTCACCACCTTGAAGGCCAGATCCACCTTCGCTACGCCCAGCCGTTGCAGCTCGGCGCGGACCTGTGCCGCACGCTCGCTTTCTTCGGCGGCCTGACGGCTACGCTGGTTTTCGGCTACCAGTTCATTCACGCGCCGCTCCAGTACCTCTCTCCGCCGGCGCTCTTCAATCAGCTCCGTTTTGTAGGCGGGCTCGGTCTGCCGGCGTTCCACCGTGACGTACTCTTCAATTGCGGTCCGGACCAGTTCTTTGATCTGCTCACCCGCGTCGTGCGCGGGCACACTGGTATCCACTGTTCTGGGCTGCTGCTCCATTGCGTGTCCTTTCTTGTTGTCTTGCCGTGCGCTTACTGCGCTGCGTCAATCTCCTGCGCGATGCGGTCCTTGATCTCCTGGCTCGCGTCGCAGAGATATTTCATCGCGAGCTTCTTTTGGACCTGCGCTCGCAGCGTCTGCGACGGGATTCCCAGTTTCAGCAGCCGCTCGGCGTCATCCAGCTCACTTGAAAATTCGCCGATATCGAACTCGTCCAGTCCCGATACGCCGATCGAGATGTCGTCTTCGCGCGCCTCGGCCATTGTTCTCAGCAGCCGCTTCAGCGTGTCCTTCACGCGGTCGCCGAAGCCGCGCAGTACTTCCTGTGTCACCAGGTAGTCCCGTTGCTTGCTGTAGCCGGTCAACGACGCGCTCTTCGACAGCGCTCCACCGGCCTGGCTCAGCATGTAGCAGACGCGGTAGATCTCTTCTTTCAGCCGGTCGATGTTCGTCAGCGCAATCTCGAACACGTTGCCTTCCGGCTCGGTCCAGCCGAAGCGGTCGTCCTTGCCCAGTTGCAGATAATAGCTGTCGCCAATTGTCTGCTTGAACTCGCTTTCGCTATAGATCACGGGAATCGTCAGCAAGCCGCCAGTCAGTGCCCACGCTAGCGCGTTCGATTTGTTGAAGTGCTCTAGTTGCAACGATGCGGCCTTATTCATCAGCCACATCCCATCGCCCAGCGAAAACTCGAACAACGGCACTTTGCCGGTCCGCGCCAGTCCGTGCGGACCCTCATCCACCAGCACTGGCGCTGTTGCGCGTCCCCCCGTCTCTTCCTGCCGGTACACCGCGTAGTTCTCCCGGTCGTAACGCGTGAATTCGCGCAGGATGTGCGGTCCCTGCCCGCGCGGTTGATCGTCAACCAAGCGTTCGGTTCGCACCACCACCCACTCGAACTCGCCGTAGCTGTCGCGCTGCCAATTGATCACGTTCTGTGCCGTGTACTCGCAGAAGTAGCCGCGCGAGACGCCCAGCGCCTCTTCCTCTGCCCGGTTTCCTGGCCGGCTGGCCGGTTTCGGGAAGTCCAGCATGATGTAGCTGCGGCCCATCACCAGCGCCTCAATCACCTGCCGCCGGAAAAAATCGGCCAGTGTCGACCCTCGCCGGTCACAGTCCTCGGCCAGTGTGTTGTAAAACTGCCGTGCGCGGTCGTCGCGCCCTTCCAGCGTCACAATCGGCTCGCGCCGGAACAGCGTCGCGGCGTACCAGTCGATAATCGCCCCGACGTAGTTCTCGTAGAACGCGCGGCTCACCCGCTCGTTGTAGACCTCCAGCGCCTCCTTGTGCCGGGCGATCAGGTATCGGTCTGCGTTCGAGGTGAACTGCTCGCCGCCGACGTACAGGTCGCGGTACCGCGGCCAGATCGCCCTCCATGCCGTGTATTCGGGATGTTCCCGGTTGATCTCCATCACAGTCTCTCCGCTCCCTTACCAGTACAGTCTTCGTCCGCGTTCTCCCACCGCCGGACCGGTTTGATACTCCTGCCAGATCAGGTAGCCCAGCGCGTCGCTCAGGTGCGTCCGCCGCGGATCGCGCGTCTTGTCGATTTCAGTCGTGTTGGCTACCCATTGCACCCGCTCAAAGTCCCGGATCAGTTCCTCGCAACATTCGTTCACCAGCAACCGCACGGTGCCGTCAGCTCCTCGCAGCTTGGCGTTCATCAGTCCCACGCGATCCCTCACCGGCGGATTGCGCCGCGGAATCTTGTACCGCGGATGCTCACGCCGCTCGCGGAAGTAGTCCTCAATCATCTGCCGGTCTGTCGTTCCGGCTGTCTGTAAATGCGACGCGCAGGCGTCGGCATAAATCGTCACGCCCCCCGGCCAACCTGCATAGCGCCGTGTGAACTCCGCGCAGGCGTCGCGCGTGCTGGCGCGGCTCAGCACAATCTCGTCCAGCACCCGCACCGTGTCTTCCTCCACCTGCGCCACCACCGAGCTCATCGGGTTGACGTTGAAGTCCAGCGCCCACAGCAGTTCGCGGTCTATGTCCGGCTCCAAACGCTTGACGTGTGCCCGCCGGTCGAAGGCGTGGTACACCAGCCCCTCACTCGGATTCAGGTATTCGCCCAGCACTTCCTGTGCGTAGAACGCCGCGTCGTAGCTTGCCTTCAGGCGGTCGTAGAAATCCGGCACCTTTTCTAGAAGGTGCCGGTTCTCATACGCCCTCGCCTGCACACATTCGTAGCCGTCCACCGGGCTCTGGATGAACCTCTGATAGACCCAGTCGTATCCCTTTGGCGTCCACACCGCGAAGCCGCACAATTGCGTCGCTTTCGGATCCCTCAGTCGTCCCTCCAACCGGATCCAGGCTTCTTCGGCGCAGTACGTCAACTCGTCCACTCCAAACCACGCCAGATTCGTGCCCCTCAGCCGCTCGTACTCGTCCATCGACCGGAAGATCATCTTCGACCGTGTGTCCCGCATCGTCAGCACGTTCTCGGCCTTGTTGTACTCGTACGGAATCCCGCTTTGCCCCAGCACCTCGAACAGCGCCGGTTGCGTCGCATCGCGCAGCATCGGATACGTCGGCGCGCCAATCAGCCCCGCGCGCCCAGGGTTGAGATACGACAGCTTGATCGCTTCGTGGCACAGCGCCTGGCTCTTGCCCGACCCAATCGGCCCCGAAAAGCCCTTGAAACGCGCCTTCGACTCGTGAAACCGCGCCTGTGAATCCAGCGGCGCATACGGAATTGTGCGCGTCACTTTCATGATTCTTTCGGCTCCACCCACTCCACCTTCACGTCGCTCGGCTTGCTCAGCCCAAGCGATTCCATCATCTGCATCAACTTGAAGCCGTCACCGTTTGTGTATGAGTTCCCCCCTTCGGCCACCTGTTGCGAAAACTGGTCGAGCATGGTTTGCAGCAGCGCACGTAACCGTTTTTCGGTGAAGGCCTTACTCTGCTTTTTCGTGCTCGCCGTTTTCGTGGCCGCGGACTTGCGCGGCGCGCCCGTCGCCTTGCTCGCCGCCTTCTTGGTTGTCTTCTTCAGAGTTGCCATTGTGCGTCGGCAGGATTTCCCCGCCACACAAAGACTAGGAGGCCGCCGTTTACTTAAACCCCTGCTCTTGTCCCAAACGATTGAAAAAGAAACAAATATTCTTTGCCCAACTTTCGTCACCGCCGTCACCGCGCTTGTGTATCTTGGTATTGAGTCAGCTTCGTATGCTGCGACAGACCTTCCTCGCCCTCTCGCGCCAGCGCACTCTGCGCTGCTGGTTTGAGACTTCCCCTCGCGCACTCCGCCTCACCCGCCGCTTTATCGCCGGTCAGACCTTGGATGCCTGCCTCGACGTTGCCCGCC